ATGCTGTAATAACAGCCGCACGATAGGTAGCTACATCAGAATCAATAGCACGATCACGTTCTGCTTTAGCAATCACCTGCCAATCAGTAGGGGCTAGTAATGTATTTGCTGTTTGTTTTGTTTTAGCAAGCCATTGAGATTTAAGACCAAGCGTAGTTGTTGATACACCATCAACTGTCTTTGTGACATCATCTGTATTTCGAGGTATAGAACTCCAAGTGCCGTCTTTAGACGGTCCACTTACCCAATAAAATTTACTATCGGGCTTTGTTTGTATAACTACTTCTTTAATACCATAAGAAGCTTTAACATCATCTGACCATACAGATGCCCAATTACCTGGATGCTGTACACCATTGTCATCTATCCAAGTCTTTCCAGGTTTTAATTCTTTTGTATTATTTAATACAAACATCTTTATCTCCTATCTTGCTAAATTAGCTAGTCGGCGTGTCAGTTGATTGAGTAGCGTTATTATTGTTGGTGAAATCGTTGTTGTTGCCACTTGCATCATCGCCAAGGTCGCTGCCCGATGAGGCCATGTTTAGGTAAAATCCATTATTGCCTACACCCTGGTTTGGACTCAAAACAAGACAGACTGTTCTCGGGCGGCTATCTGTCGAATTTGGTGTGCAAGTGACCGTAAAATTTCCCCCAGTCGAATGTTCTTTACTCGCGCCCGACATCACCACGCCGTCTGCTATTACCTGATCAATATTTTCGTCAACATCCGACGACCATGTGTGTGTGCGACTGCCAGTACCCCCGCGACCCGCGAGGATAAGACTGTTGTTAGGTACATTGGACAAACTAAATGAGGCCGTCGAAGACGAGCCATCTACTTGTAAATCAAATAATTGATGGTCGCCCGTCACAGCCCAAACGATCACGCCAAACTGGCTCATTGTTTTATTCAACGTAACGGAAATGTCTCCAGTCGTACCCGATGGAACATCAGCTCTCCATAAACTGCCTGGATACTGAGGCTCGACAGAATTATTTACATCGCTAATTTTCGTTGCTGAAACACCACCCACGGTAACAGGCGTAATGGTTGGCGCAGCGCCAGTTGACTCCTGGCCTGTCATAAAAACATAGATTGCGCGATTATCAGCAGCCGCTCCTAGCGCCACGCTACTAAAAGTATAGGACGTAGCATCTGCCGATGACGTAGCACTTGTGACGTTTGTTACTTCTTCGGCTGTCGAACTCACGCTCACAGCGTCTTCGGGATCAATCGGAACCCAACTGCCTCCGCTACTCTCTGCGAAGGCTGTAGGAGCCAGACTGCGACCATCCACGTAAATTACTTCGGACAACCGCCCGTCAAAAGTATGCGTAGTCGAATTGCTCCAACTAGCAATTCTCCAACCTGTTGAGGTAAACACGTCACCATTTTGGCTAGGGTAACTAGCAGCATCAAAGCTGTTAATTTGCGAGCCGTTTAAATATAGACGCACCCTATCAGCAGCCGTTCCTAAAGATGTATCTACACGAACGACCAAATGTTGCCAATCGGTCGTGGAAGTAAATGTTTGCGTTGTGGTTACCTCACTTCCATTGCCAACCACCAGTTTGTTTGCGCTGGTAAAATAAGCTTGGATCTGAACGGAGCCGCCGCTGCCATGCGTAAATAATCGTAGGTTTGAACCCCCGACGCTCGCTCTTTTAAACCACAAGGACAACGTGCCAATGTCAGCGTTCATTGGCGTTCCAAAACCGCTGTCAGCAGAAAGATATTCAGCGTCTGCTTTTACGAACAGTGCTGAGTTATCTACAGAAAAACTAGTAGCTTTAATACTTTCTCCAGCCGCACCCATTAACATATTATTAAACATTAACTATACTCCTGTGTCATAATAGCGTGGATATTCTCACCCGTATTATCACTAGATATTGAAGCTACGATATAATCTATTCTACTTACCGCCCCATTAGAAGTAGCAAATGTTGGTGCTGTTCCACCAGGAAACTTAAAACAACCATTATAAGATATAGCACCTGACCCACCAGACTGTACAAGGAAGATACTTCCTACTTGTCCTACCCTAGCATTTGTTGGTCTTGCTAGTGTATGTGCTGCTGTAACTGTTGTTAAGAAGTTTTGTGCTATACCAAAGTTAAGTGATACAGAAGTCACACCGTTGATAGCTGTTGTATGTACAGCCGCTGCTGCTGACTCAGTTAGTTGTAGTTGTCCTTCAAGTGAAGTATTACCTGATACTCGTACCGTACCTAAAAAGCCAGTATTGCCAGTAGCTGTTACTGTACCAAGAAGGTTGGTAGCACCACCCACAGAAAGTGTAGAGTTAAGACTTACTGCACCTGCTACTGTAAGGGTACTATTAAGATCAACTGCTCCCTCTAGTGAGGTTGCACCAGCAACCCTAAGAGTTCCACCAAGAACAGTATTGCCCGATACAGATACATCATCTTCAAACTCAGCCTTACCTGTAGCAAGGAATGTACCACCAACTGAGGTATTGCCACCTACATTTAAAGTAGATGCTAGACTTACTGCACCTGCTATTGTTACAGTGCTTCCAAAGTTTGTTACACCTCCAACAGATAAAGTAGATGCTAATGATACAGCACCTCCTACTGTAACTGTACCACCAAAGTTACTATTACCACTTACTGATACATCGTCTTCAAACTCAGCCTTACCTGTTGTTATGAGTGTACCACCAATAGACGTATTACCAGTTATCGTAACTGTGGAAGCAAAGTTAGCTGCACCTCCAACAGATAAACTAGATGCTAGGCTTACTGCCCCACCTACAGTAACAGTACCTCCTAAGTTAGTATTACCACTAACAGAAACATTTGTTTTAAATGTAGCATTACCTGATACAGTCACAGTGCTATTAAATATAGCAGCACCTACAACTGTTGCTGTTCCACCTACATGTAAATTACCACCAACTGTAGCATTATTAACAGAGATATTACCTTCAATAGATACTGTAATGCCTGTTAAGTTAGACCCATCACCATAGTAAGCAGATGCACATACCTTTGCATTAGCTGCTTGTACATTAGCTCCAGCAATAGTAACTGTTCCACCGATAGAAACATTACTAGTTATTGTAACTGTAGATAAAAAGTTTGCGGCTCCACCTACTGATAAAGAAGAAGCTAATGATACAGCCCCACCAACTGTTACAGTTCCAAGAAGATTAGTATTACCACTTACTGATACATCATCTTTAAATGTAGCAGCACCTACTATTGTTACCGTATTATTAAGCTGTGCAGCCCCTGTAATAGTAACTGTAGATAAGAAGTTTGCTGCTCCTCCTACAGATAGGGAAGAAGCAAGGCTTACCGCTCCACCTACTGTTACAGTCCCACCAAGATTTGTGTTACCAGAAACAGATACATCATCTTCAAACTCTGCCTTGCCTGTCGTTATTAACGTACCAGCAAGTGATGTGTTGCTACCTACATTTAGTGTGGAGGCTAACGATGTTGCTGCTGCTACTGTAAGTGATCCGTTAATATTTACATTACCACTAACAGATACTGCATCTTGGAATGTAGCTGCACCTATAACATTAAAAGGTCCAGATACAGAAACACTACCACCAGCATGTATAAATCCTACAACAGATATATTTGCAGCAGTGCCTAGTTCAGCCTCTACGTTTGAAAGATTAGAACCATCACCATAATAGAAAGATGCAGTTACGTTACCATTTACGTTTATATTAGCACTTACAGATACATTACTATTAAAGACTGCTGTACCTCCAACAGATACATTTCCTAGTACATCTAAGTTTTTACTAACAGATACATCGCTCTTAAATTCAGTCTTAGAGCTAAATGTTCCTGCACCAGCAGCAGCAAATGTGCCACCAACACTAACATTATTTTTAAGTATTGCTGCATTTTCTACAGTAACAGTAGACTTGAATGTTGCTGCACCCACAGCCGTTACTGTACTATTAAGCTGTGCTGCACCTGATACAGTTACTGTAGAACCAAACTGTGCGGCTCCTCCAACTGATAAAGTAGACTGAAGGTGCGTTGCACCAATAACTGTGGCTGTACTAGATACCTGAAGAGTACCGCCAACTACAGCATTACTTACTGAAATATTACCAGCTACTGCTGCTGTTACTCCTGAGATATTAGAACCATCTCCATAGAAAGCAGAAGCACATACTCGTTGATCTGAATGTATATTTCCAGTAGCAGAAACTAAGCCAGCTATATTTAAAGTATCGTTTACCTTTACAATACTGGATGCAACTTCAAGCGCACTCTTAGCACCGTCCCCAGTTTGTATTGGTTTAAGAGACGTTTCTATTCCAGTATTTGAAACAGCACTGCTTACAAGAACAAGATTCTTATAAGTCTGTGATATAAGTTTTCCAGTTAAATCTGTCATATTAATTGCCAATACTCATCTGTTGCGTTATAAGTTGTTCCAGCCTGATCCCATGTTATATTACGTCCACCTGTATCTGGTCTTGGGTTTGTAATAGCTGGATCGTCTTTTACGTTTGCTACTCTATTCTGAGGATGGTTTTTTAAATCATACTGCCCTTCAAAGTCTTGTGGGCATACCAACATCCCATAACTATTTAGCCTCATTACCCTATGTGGATAAACAAAACCACATTCATCGCAAACAGCTAGTGCATTTCTTTGCGTAGCCATTAGTTATAGAATGTTAATCTAGGTACAATATAAATGCTAGAAGTTTCTCTATCCTCTAGCAATGCTCTAGCCAACATTTCCTCATAGTTTGTTTTTAACAATGCTATCCTTGTATCTGCAACAAGAGGACGTTTAAGTGACATGTAATATGCAAGTCCCATTGTAAGACAAGGAAGAAACCTTTTAGGTAAGTCTGCATTTTGAATAGCAGATTTATTTACATCCTGTAATTCTTTAACAATCTCTAACTTAATAATGTCTGTAGAGTTTTCTGGTAGGGGCCATACAGAAAGAACAGGATTATCCCTGCCCCGTCTAATTGTATATTGATTTGGTTTACCTGTTTGTGTCTTATTAGGAATAAGCATAAACTCTTCAGGTGTTATCCTGGTTAATTTAACATCTGTATTGCTTCTGCTTATGACAACCTCAAGAGCATTAATTGTGCTACTGTCGAGGCTGTAGGAAGTAGTAGAGGCTACTACTGTGACTGCTGTGGTACTAGTAGACCAGAGAAGTACACCCCTGTTCTGCCAGTCTTTAAGCATTAGATTAATAGAACGACGAGCAGACTCAGGCTCATGACCTAGTGTGCTTTCACCACCAATCATTTCAGAAGCCTCTTGGATAACCTGATCTATGTCAAGGTTAAAATCATATGTGCCTGATACTGCCATTATGCTTTCCTAAATCTAGCTGTCTTCTTAGCTATCTTCTTAGGTTGTTTTACGAACTGCTTTCCGGCAGCAG